TTAGTCATTTTCCTATTCCTCCTCATATTTATAGACAACTTGACCTGCCATAATCCCTACTGCTTCATCAAGTTCAATACCTTCTTTAACTGAATGTTGAATAGCATTTGTCATTCCCTCAAGTATTTCATCAAACGCTTGCGCTTTCTTATACACGTCCTCAATCTCTTTTAGCAACCCCTCTGTGTCATTACCGTTATACGCACTAGCACTAATAACGGACTGTTCGATTTTTTCGCGATTATTCATTTGTGTCATCCTCCATAAAAATTTTATTGTTTAATTCCATTCCGAATTTAACTCTTTCATCATCGTTACCGAATTTGTTTATTAAATCTCTTTCAACGCTCTTGCAATACCTATCCCATGCGCTTGCTTTCTTCTCCAGTTCTTTGTTACAATCTCGTAACTTCGCTATAACCCCAATAAGCTCATATCGTTGCTTCTTGTACTCATCACGTTGTTTTCTCATCTTCTTCAACCTAGCGTCCATTACGCTTAGTTGGAACCCTGTTTCATAGTTCATTCTACCAATCTCCCATCTTTCCAAATTAATGTCATAGTTAGGCCGTCGTTCAAGATGTAGAATGCTTTGGTAGGGAAAAACGTGTTCTCTAAACGTTCGTTGATACTAATACTTGTGTGTAACGCTGACATATAGGCTCCCTCTTGAAGCTCGTACACTTCAAACAACCTATCAAATACTGTATCTTCTGTGATTTCCTCTTCAACTTCAACTATGAAAGGAGTATCAATTGGAATAAAACTTGATATCGAACACGTATTTGTATTTCGTTGAAAACGAACGAATCCATTACTAAAAACTTTTGCAAGAAAAATTTTTCCTTTTGATAGCTCCGGATTTTCTCGCGCCCACTTAATTAATTCATCTAGTCTCATTTCTTTTTTAACTTTGATTTTCATTTTTACATCTCCTTAAAATAAAGTTAGTTGCTTCTGTTCCTCATATTCCAAACCATGTTGCTTTATATATATTTCGAGCTCTTCCGCTGTATCAAATGTCTTTTTCACGCCTTGCCAACCTGGTACGATATGCCCATGAAAGTAATAAGTGCCGTTTACTACATGGATATGCGCCACTCGCTCGTTATCCTGATACAGGTATCTCTTAGAGCCGAAAAATTGGTTTAAATGTTCTTTACGTGCGCTATCTACCATGATCTACACCCTTACTTTTGGAAATATGTCGTTTTCCATCAGGTAGCACGCATAACGTCCTCTTGGATGTTTCTGTGGCACATTAAACAAATGCGGTTTCTTTCTTCTTAGCTCTGCCTCTTTACGTCGTTGCCTAGCCATTTCACGTTCTCGCTCCAAAGCTTTTGTTATTTGTATTTTTCTATAGTCGTTTAACTTCATGCCGAAAGGTGCATCAATTGCTTCCGACAACTCCCAACCTTTCGCAACTCTGTTTCTAACTATTTCGGGCGTGAGTCCTTTCTTTTTCATCTGCTCATTTTCATATTCAGTGTATTTAGAAGGGGGTTTTCTTGTGGTGGCGCAATAAGCGCATCGCCCGTTAACCCTTTTGATATTCTGTAATTAAGTAGTCCTTTGCTTAGGTTGTACTTTTTAACTATTTCGCTAACAGTCATCATCTTGCCGTCAATCTTAACTTTCTTAGGCTTTACTACATTTTGTATTAAGTCTTTTCCTCTTGAACCTCTATCATACCTAGTAATTAGTGTCGATACTTTGATGTCGTATTTATCAGATGCATCAATAAGCGTCATCAACTTACCGTCTATTCTTACTTTCGTTTTTATGCCCGCCATTTATTCCACCTCTACATTTACATTTCTAATTTTTAAATTGTCATACTCTAGTATTTCGTCAGGATTGTTATATAAGTAATCTGCCAGCGTTTCTTTTTCTTTATCCACATCATCAAAATGCTGATATTCAACTTCTGTAGGTATCCTTATATCAATCGTTGCATTTATATATGCTTGTTGTTGCATTAGATCACTTCATTTCTCTTTTGCGTTCTCGTCTTGCTTTAATTAATTCCTCGTACGTAATCCATGTTTTACCTGTATACTTAGGCGCTTTACATATCCAATTGAGTTTTATGTTTCTGTATTTATGTCTGAAAATCTTAGCTTTAAGTTTTGCTACTTCGGTTGGCATACCTTTAATGTCGATAACTTCAATCAGTTTGCCATCGAGATATAACGCGAAGTCTGCAATATATTCAATCTTTCGTTGTTTATCTAGTTTTGGTAATAATTCAAATTTCGGTTGTATTTCGATACGATCATAGTTAGTGCCATTCTTATTACTTTCTAAATATTGGTAATATTCACACTCCACTTTGCTATCAAATACAATCCCTTTATACTCAACTTTCTTAGCGTTGTATTTACTCATCGTCCACCTCTAAATATCAAATATCGTTGCCTGCAAACCTAACTGATGCTCATATAAAAGCCCATGAGCGCCTTTAAATCGTTTTAGGTCACTATCAGTCATAATTTTCTTTTCGTCGCTGAAATGGGCTCCTGAGAGCGAATAAACTTCATTTACGTTGTCTTTATACTTGATGACCTTAATATCTTCTGTGCCATCTTCTCGGTATAAGTAATATTTTTCTTTCGGCATTTTTTAACACTCCTTAATGTGTGTTTTCTTCCAGTTGATTTCATTCATGATTTTCTTTTCAACTCTGTCGTAATCATCGAAAGGCGATAACTCGTTATTGTCCAACAATCTATTGACCGCCCAACCAGTCTCGATATATACATTTGCTACAATCGGGTCGCTTTGCTTTGTCTCTTCATACATCGATTTCAATAAGCTTTTGAATTGCATTATATTCATGTGAAAAACCTCTGAGTCTTCTTGTAATACTCAAATTCAATTATTCCGGTTTCGCCGTCTTTGTTTTTGGCTATGTTACATTCAACAATAGATTTGCCAGTGATACTGTCATCTTCGTCACGGTTATAATAATCATCACGGTAAAGTAGCATCGCTAAACTCGCATCTGCTTCTATTCCGCCTGATTCTTTCATGTCCGATAGCATTGGTCTTTTATCCTGTCTAGACTCGACACCACGATTCAGTTGTGAAAGTAGTACGATGATTGCGCCTGTCTCGTTAGCGATTATCTTTAAGTCACGTGATATCTTTTCTACTGCTACACGTCTATCAACTTTCGCATCAGTATCCATCAGTTGAAGATAATCTATAAAAATAACTTGTTGCCTGTCTGAATGCCTCATTGCTTGCGCTCGCACATCTTGCGGTGTGATATTACTTTTATCAGAAATATCGATGCCTAATTTCATGATTTTATCCATCGCATTCGTTAACTTTGTTAAGTCATCCGGCGTTAAGTTCCTGATTTCTTTTATCTTTGTTAACTCAATACCAGTAATTGTTGATAACATACGTTTCAATACTGATGTGCCAGTTGTTTCGAGACTAAAGAAAGATGTTTTGTATCCATTTTGTGCTATGTTCAGCATCATGTTTAATGCAAAACCTGTCTTACCCACTGAGGGACGCGCTGCGATGACGATTAATTGCGACGGCTCCAATCCCCCTATTTTGTAATCCATGAGCTTATAACCCGTCTTAATTTGCTTCTTAGGGCTATCGCTGTATAACTCATCGACAAACTCCTCAACAAACTTCTTGGTTCCGTCTTCTTTTCTGTTAGTAATTGTTTTTAAATCCTTGAGTTCATCAATCAAGTTATTAAAATTTTGGTTCGTAGGTTGTTGTTTGAACTCAGTTACCAATTCTTTCGCTTTGTTGATTTGATAACTTTCCAATAATTCTTGTTGATAACGTTCAAAGAATCCGTATCCAATGAAATCGGAGTTGTAAAGTTTAGTTATAGTATCTGCATCTAAAAACTCTTTATCTTTAGTTGCTTTTAAATAGATTTCTTGATGATCTATCTTTCCGACGTCCATTACATAATTGAAAAAGGTTTTAAACTTTTCGTTCGTAAACATGTAATCTTTAACTCTTATCTTTTCTAGTACGTCCGGTTGTTTAAGTAGCGTAGCGATTATTGTGCTTTCAATTTCAAATTGACCGTAATTCATTCGTTATCGCCCCCAAATTCTGCCAACTTATTCATGAAGTTATCTAGCGCTATTTTTCTTTGTCTGACATATTCGGGGTCATTCTGCATTTTCCATTGGTGTGTAGCGGTTTCGTTGTCTACCGGCTCAATAGATACTTTTTTAGGTGCCTTACGCATGATTGCTGGTAGGTTAGGCGGGTACGGGTTGTTACTGTTGATATATCCATCTACAGCTTTTACAGTTGGTTGATAATCCCCGTTTTGACTTAATACATCAATCCACATTTCTAACTTTGGTTTATCAAAATCGATGTTGTATACGTACCTAACTTTTTTAATAATTTCTAATGCTTGTGTTTTGCTCATCGGCATTAGTCATCACTCAATTCTTTTTCCATTTG